CGGAGGTGCAGGCAGTTTGTTGTCAGGTGGCGCAGGTAGTTTGTTATCGGGTGGCGCAGGTAGTTTGTTATCGGGTGGCGCAGGTAGTTTGTTATCGGGCGGTGCAGGTAGTTTGTTATCGGGCGGATTATCGTCGGTTCCTGGGCTGTCGTCAGTAATAAATGGCTTTGCACAATCTGCACAATTTGCGCAGGTATTTTCTTTTGCTAGTTCCTTTTTGGGCGGTGGCGGTAACCCGCTTGAAGCAGGCACTGTGACCCCTACCCCTGCTGCAAACACAGTGAATAGACAAACTGTAAATCAAGCAGTGTTGGCAATTATTGGCAATAGCAAAATACCTGTACCAGACTTTGTACCCACAGCGTAAATCTGCACTGGAATCCAATGGATAAATATCAACATGCCTACATTCATTGGATTCAACACACAAGATCAATACAAGAAGTTTACTCTAGTAGATCAAGAGTTAATCAAGCGTGACCTCTTAAACGCTTTTAACATCTGGCAAGGACAACTACCAGGACGTCCTGCATACGGTACTATACTTTGGGATTTTTTGTTCGAAAGCCAGGATCAAACTACCATGGCTGCTATCCTGCGAGAAGTACAGCGTGTGGCTGGCGGTGACCCTAGAGTAGCACTGACAGATGTAAATATATTTCCACAAGAAAATGGTGTATTGATTGAACTTGAAATACAGTTTGTTCCTAATACTGATTCTCAATTGCTGAGTGTGTTCTTTGATCAACAACAACGCAGGGCTTCGTTTGTATAAACGTAGCCGTTTATATATTCGGTAAATAACAAATAACAACGGACGATCATGGCAACCACTACTAGACAAACAGTTATATTCGGAGTAGAAGATTGGAAACGCATCTACGAGACCTACAGGGAAGCAGATTTCCAAAGCTACGACTTTGAAGCCCTACGCAAGAGTTTTGTAGACTATCTGCGCCAGTATTACCCTGAGACACTCAATGACTTCATTGAAAGTTCAGAATTTATCGCATTACTAGACGTTATTGCATTCATGGGTCAGGCCATGAGTTTTCGTAATGATCTCAACACCAGAGAAAACTACATAGACACTGCCGAACGTAGAGACAGTGTGGTTCGACTGGCCAATCTAGTAAGTTACACCCCCAAACGAAACACTGCTGCCAGCGGATATCTCAAAGTATTTTCCGTTCAAACCACAGAAAATATTACAGATTTCAATGGTATAAATCTAGCTAATGTCACAATCAACTGGAATGACCCTACCAACTTTAACTGGTTAGAGCAGTTTACGGCCATTATCAATTCGGCATTAGTAGATACACAACGAGTTGGCCGGCCGGGCAATCGTGAAACTATTGTGGGTGTGGATACCTCTGAATATGCAATCAATCTAGTTCCAGGATTTTTGCCTGTGCTGCCTTACACGGCCACGGTGGATGGAGTTAATATGCCGTTTGAAGCGGTGAATTCCACATCAGTAGGAACCCCGTCAACATCGCCATTTATTTTTGAACCAGCACCACAACCCAGTGGTATCTTCAATATATTGTTCCGCAATGACTCACTAGGTTATGCAGCAGCCAACACAGGATACTTTTTCTACTTCAAGCAAGGTGTATTGCAGAATCAAGATTTCAACTTGGCTGAACGTATTCCTAATCGTACTGTGAATATCAATGTTGATGGTGTAAACAATGAGGATCGTTGGTTGTTTCAATTGGACAACACTGGCACAGTCACTAAAGAATGGCAGTATGTACAGTCAGTATATGCTGCTGCGGCAGAACAACTGGCTCCTGATCAACGCAGTTTATTTTCAGTAACATCCAGAGCCAATGATCAGATCACATTGACATTTGGTGACGGCATATTTTCAGCCATACCCACAGGATTGTTCCGTTCGTATGTTCGTGCATCAAACGGATTGCAATACATTATCAATCCTGAGGAAATGCAAAGTGTGGTATTGCCCATCAGCTATGTCAGCAGATCAGGACAGTTGGAAACTATCACATTCACTTGTGGTATCACAAATCCAGTAAGCAATGCTCAAGCTAGAGAAACTCTAGATGAAATTAAACAACGTGCGCCTGCTAGATACTACACACAGAATCGCATGGTCAATGGCGAAGATTATACCAACTTTCCGTTTACTGAATACAATTCTATCATCAAGAGCTATGCGTTAAATCGTGCCAGTATTGGTACATCAAGATATCTTGATCTAGTGGACAACACAGGCAAGTACAGTTCTACAAACATTTTTGCGTCTGACGGCGCCATATGGGAAGACAATCAGTTACCTACATTTTTGTTTACCTGGCTAACCAACAATGATATTGCCAATGTTCTGAGTAATCAAGTGCAGCCGCTGATATCAACCAATGCATTTGTGCAGTTTTACTATGCCAACTTCCTTAGACCAAATCTAGAAGTATTAAATTTAACCTGGAATCAGAGTACAACTTTAGCTAATGAAACCACTGGATACTTTAAGAATGCTGCGGGTAACCCTGCACCTATTAGTACATATACCAGTGCCAATTCAAAATTTATCACCGTGGGTAGTTTGATTAAATTTGCAGCACCCCCAGGTTATTTCTTTAATGCCAACAACCGTCTTAAATTGGGCATACCCACACTAGCCGACGAACGACTGTATTTCTGGGCCAGCCCGTTGAGTATCTATCTGGACGGAACTAATCAAGGTGAAGGAAACTTTGCTGACGGAACAGGTCCTGTGGCATTGAATGTGTTTGTACCAACAGGTGCCATCCCTGTACAAGTAATTCCACTATTGATTACCACTTTGCCCAGCAGCTTGATCACAGAAATCACACAGCAAATCTTGTTGTATAGAAATTTTGGTCTGGGTTACGACAATACAGGGTCAATCACAGGCACACCTTATACCTGGTATCTAATCACTTCCAACAACATAGACATTGATGCTACGTTTAGTTTGGCTAATGCAGGTAGTACATCCGGCACCAATCAAGATGCCAGCTGGATGATACAAGCAGTGACTAATGGAACAAAATACACAGTGACCAGTCGTGCATTGGTGTACAATTGGGGATCAGTATTACAGACTAGATTCTTCTTTGAAAACGGCAATCGCATTTATGATCCACGCCTGGGTAACATAGTCAGCGATTTCATCAATGTACTCAAGGTCAACAGCTTGCCTGACTCAAACAGTCCTCAGCCTGGAGATATCTATCTCAAGATTACCGGCCAGCCTGTGGAGTCTGACGGCCTGGTTAACGACTTCCAAGTTATTGTCAGTTACGAAGATCGCAATAATGATGGTGTGACAGATGATCCTGATTTCTTCAATGAGATTGTTGCACCTGCTGTGAATTCAAATACAAAATATGTGTTCTTCCAACAGACTGTGGACTTTGATAATCTTCAACGCTATTTGTTAATTGCTCCGGGTATTGTCAACAGTGACTATGCTACCATGGATGATATTGAAGCGGTGAAAGCTCAATACATTGTTGGACAGATCTTTTATGCATATTCACAAGAGATCACAGTAGGTCCATTGACTGGGCAAGTGGGTGCGTTTTATCAATTGGTAATCAGTACCAATGGAACAAAGATCTTGCTGGATGTAACAGCAGAGTGGTTGGCCAAGGTAGGCCGATCAGGCATGTATTTCCAATACAGGCACAATGCTCCACTGACAGATCGTATCGATCCAGGCACTACCAACATTATTGATTTGTATGTAGTCACGCAAGCCTACTATACTGCTTATCAAAATTGGGTCAGAGATTCAACCGACACAGTACCTAAGCCTGATGTCCCTACGATCAATGAACTCAGCACAGCATATCAAGGGCTTAACACTTATAAAATGATATCTGATAATATAGTATTGAATTCAGTATCATTCAAGCCGTTGTTTGGTCCTAAAGCAGCTGAGAATCTACGTGCAACTATCAAAGTGATACGTGCTGCTAATTCCACTGCCAGCGAAAGTGAAATTAAAACACTAGTGGTGGCCAATCTGAATGAATATTTCAGCATCGACAAATGGAATTTTGGCGATACATTTTATTTCTCAGAACTGGCTGCGTACATACACAGAAACATGGGTGGCATTGTAAGTTCGGTGGTCTTGGTACCACTGGACCCATTGAAATATTTTGGTGACTTGTATGAAATACATTCAGCACCAAATGAAATATTTGTCAATGGTGCCGGCGTAAGCTCAGTAGAGGTTATCACTTCCTTGACTTCAACTAATATCAGAACTGCACCTGGCAGCGGAGTAATTTAATGGCCATAACAAAGTCGGTAGATTTTCTACCACCGATATTCCAAACTAGCACTAATAAGCAATTCTTATCAGCTACATTGGATCAACTGGTTCAGGAACCTGAATTTAAAAAGACACAAGGGTTTGTTGGACGTCATGTTGGTCCGGGTGTAAATCCCAATGACTATTATGTGATTGAACCTACGGCAGCTCGATCAAATTATCAGCTGGAACCGGGCGTTATAAGTTTGGTACCAGATACTGATACTATTGCAGATGCAGTGACTTACCCAGGCATCACCGATGCAATAGGACGTCAAGGTGGATTTACTAACAATTCATCAAGACTGTATACCAGCGATTACTACACCTGGGATCCTTTCGTAAATTTTGACAAGTTTACAAATTACAGTCAGTACTACTGGTTACCGGGTGGCCCTATATCTGTAGGTGTAAGCGGAACTACTATTCCCACCACAGCCACTTACGACGTTACCAGAGCAGATACTTACTATAAATTCTCCGGACTCAAAGGCGAGAACCCAGTAATCACTTTGGTTCGCGGCGGAACTTATGAGTTTGCAGTCAATCAAGCACCCGATGCTTTTTGGATACAATCCGAGCCAGGTGTGAATGGGCGATTACCTTATGCTCCTAACATCAGCTCTAGAACTGTGTTGGGTGTTACCAACAATGGCGAAGATTCAGGAACTATTACTTTTAGTGTGCCCTACAAAACTGCCCAACAGTTTTATTACGGTCTAACTCTGGTTCCTACTGTTCCCACACCCGGGCAAGTCGATTTAGTAACAGACATTGATTATAATCAAATCAATGGGGTATCAGTATCTACATTCTTTGCCAACTATCCTTCAGGTATAGATGGTATAACTAATCTTCAAAATCGCACTGTGGTATTCAACAATACCACAGCACCCACTAATATATATCAGATACAATACATAGGCAACGAATCAGGCGAAAATATAGTGTTGACTCCGGTGTTGTCGGTAGCAAGTCTGAATAAATTCACCATCATGTTTGGCGCTGAATGGAGTACCACACAGTGGTATCTCAATGCATCGGGCTACTTTGAACAAATACCGTTGCTGACTGCTGTACAAGATCTACTGTGGTATCAGGACGGTACTAACCCAGAAATTTTTGGACAGATTAGACTGGTAGATCAGACTGAGGCTGCAACCATCGATGTGGTCACTGACATCCTTGGCAAGAAAAACTATACTTCGCCCAACGGAGTTGTGTTTACTAACAATTTAAAGATCACGTTTGAAGGTGCGGTATTTCCGACCAGCTATCAAACTCAAACTTATTACGTGGCCGGAGTAGGCACGGCTATACAGTTATTGTTGGAAACTGATTATGTCACTCCTGAGATTAAACGTACTGCCAGCACTCCTTGGGATTTTGTGCCATGGGATTCTGCCAACTGGGACGGAACATTAAATCAACCACTAGATCCTGACTACATCACAATAGCGTTAGACAGTCCTGATCTCAATGCCTGGACACGATCAAATCGCTGGTTCCATATTGATGTGATCAACGTATCAGCTGCCTACAATAATACAAATGCAGTGTTAGATAACAGATTCCGCGCCAAGCGTCCTATCATTGAATTCCGCGGCGGCACACGTTTGTACAACATGGGCACCGAAGCCAAAGATCCTGTGAATATCATTGATCTAAATCAAACTGATGCTCTATCCAACGTAAATGGCGCCACTCAATACAATGTTGTGGGGCAGAATTACTATCTACAACAAGGTAATAGAGTAATTTTTGCCAAAGATACCGACCCACAAGTGCGTAACAAAATATACG